AAAGGGAAAAGATAGAGAAGTTTTTGGAAGAGCCTAATTTGAACGAAGGCGACTCTTTTGATAAAATCGTGAGAAATGCAATAACAGACCTAGAGAGTATAGGTTGGATGGGGATAGAGCTGGCTAGGGACAAGAGCCAGCCTATAGGGATGTGGAACGTCCCGGCACATACTCTATGGGTACATAAGTCCGGTAATAAATACTGCCAGGAACGAAGGAATAAAAAAGTATGGTTTAAGACTTTTGGCTATGAGAAGGACGTTGATGCGGATACAGGAGAAGAGAAAAAAAAGGTCTCCAATCCAGCAAACGAGCTTATCTTCTATAAAGAGTATTATCAGCAGTCAGCCTATTATGGCCGGCCTCCCATTCTTCCTGCTGTAGGAGCGGCCAGAGGGCTTGTCGGCATAAGGGATTATAACCTGTCCTTTTTTGAGAATTATGGGATCCCCGTAGGGTGGATAGCCTTAGAGGGCAAATGGAAAAAAGATTCTGAGAAAAAGCTTAATGATTTCTGGAACACCAATATAAAAGGCACAGAGAACGCTCACAAGGTAGCAATCCTCAGGATCCCGAAAGAAGGGAAAATAACTTGGGTGCCATTGGAGTCGAGTAATACCCAAGAGGGCTCGTTTGCAGACTTAGATAAAAAATTACGAGACCGGGTTTTAGTGCCATACAGGATGCCTCCGTATAGAATCGGGATTGCTGAAGTCGGCTCACTGGGAGGCTCTACAGCTAAAGAAAGCTCAGAGATTTACGCTGACTCAGTCATAAACCCGCTGAAAGCTGATATGGGGCGGTTGTTTACAAAGGTAATAATCCGAGGATGCTTTAAAAACGAGACCTATGACCTGGTATTTAGAAAGCTGGATATAAGAGATGAACTCAGAGAACTTGAAAAGTACCAGAAGAAATTTGAAATGGGAACTATGACACCTATCCAAGTTATGGAGGCTATAGGGATTCAAATAGATGACAAGATAAAAGAAAACGAGCTTCTCAATCAATACTTTATATCCAGTAAATACAGGGCTATTGACCAGGTATTTGAGAAGGAGGTAGGGATTATCGGGGACTTAGAAGCTCTAAAACAAGAAGTCGAGGAAGCAATAAAAGGAGGCAAGTGATGCCGATATTAATATACCTTAAGAATCCGCCACGTGTTCTGCCTATAGAGGGAAGCATCAATCCAGAGAATAAAGATGTGGTGAGGCAATATGAAGAGATGTATGGAAGGGGAACCCTTGTTACAAAGACGGTGAAAGGGAAAGGAATAGTCATCCCGGCTATATCTGATTTGAACATAGCGTTCCTCCAAGAGGTAAGCGAGGAGGAGTATGAGGAGATGGAAAGAAAAAGGAAAGCACAGCAGGAAGTTAAAAATATAAGACGGCCTAACCTTACAATCCCTAATATCAAAAGCATAAAGAAAAACTAGGAGCCAGAGTTGCCTCAAACCCAAACTGAACCGCTTATAAGAATACAAAAAGCCTTAAAAGTGTTTTTAGAAAAGTCCAGACGTGATGAACTTAACAGGATGAATCACAAAAGACTTATTACCCAGAACAAAGACAAGGTGGCTAAGGTGTTTAATGCCTGGTTAGATTATATTAGGGATAATAGGGCTAAGACCTTGAAAGGCAGGACGCCTGATGCTATAACCCGGAATATGATTGATTGGGATGACGTGAGAAAGAAAGGGAAGGAGCTTTTCCAGCCTGTACTCCATTCGATTCTCACCGAAGCCGGTAAGGCTGTTGTGGAAAGAAAGGTGCTGAAACAGGACAGGTTTGACCCCCTAGGTGAAGGCGCTGTGGAATGGGTGAAAGAACACTCAGCAGAGCTCGTAGTCGGGATTACCAAGGAGACCATGAAGGGCATTAGAAGCTATATTCGATGGGGCATCAATGAGGGTAAGTCTATTTACCATATAGGCCGGGAGCTGAGGCCAGTGGTGGGGCTTACAGATAGGCTTGCTTTAGCAGTAGGGAGACGATTAACCGAACTTGAGACCCTTCCCAAATACAGCCATTATACAGCAGAGCAGAGATTTAGACATGCAGAAAGGTATGCAAAAAAACTTCAAAAATACCGGACTGAACGCATAGCCAGGACCGAGACCGCTAAGGCTCTGGGTGAAGGGGAGCTCCAGGGTTATAAACAAATGGGCGTCGAGAAAGTTAGGTTTAACGCTGACCCTGAGTGCTGTGATTTATGTGCTGAAAAGGACGGGCAAGTGTATACGATTGATGAGGCACAAGGAGTGATTCCAGTTCATCCGAATTGTCTACCTGGGGACTCTCTTGTATCTCCCTGTGGCAGGATCTCTGGAGTTACGAAAAGGTGGTACGAGGGAAAAATGATTGTCATCAAGACTGCCTCCGGTAATGTGCTTCGTTGTACCCCAAATCATCCTATATTCACGTCTATTGGTCTTTTGCCTTCTAGCTCTCTTAATATAGGCAGCTACGTAATCAGCTATAGAGGGAGTAAGAGGCCATTTTTTAGAAACCACAATAATCAAAAGAGACCAGCCAGAATTGAGGATATATTTAGTTCGTTTCTCAAATCTCCTGGCGTGACGGCCTGTAAAGTGCCATCCTCCTCCAAATATTTCCACGGCGACGGGATAGGCAGCAAGGTCGCAATTGTAGCCTCCAATCGCTTTTTGATGGATGGGGCTAATACCTCTTTTTTCAAGCATCATTTTAAACTCAATCTCTTTATCAGAAAAATTAGAAGGATATTTTTCGATAGTTTGAGCATGCTTACATTTTGTCTCCCACGAAACCTTTCGGCCTCTTGTGGCCTTATGGGCGTTAGCAACTTGCCTTTTTCTTTGCTTGGGGGTCATTTGTTTCCACTGAAGAATCCGAGCCTCACTATGCGATCTGATATGAACTCTAGAATCCATGAGTCTTTTTCTAATTACGTTTCTGGAGACTCTATACCTTTTAGAAAGAGCCAGTTCAGAAATCCCAGATTTATAAAGCGTAATGATTTCTTCAGTGGGAAGTTGGATCAAGTTACTCATCTAAATACGACCTTTTATAAAGGTTTTGTTTATAATTTAGAAACATCTAAATCATACTACATTGCCAATAATATTGCAAGTCATAACTGCGAATGTACGTTCACAGCGGTGGTATAAAATGGAAATAGAGAATATTACAGCAAAATCAATCAAAAAGGAGAATGATAAAGAACTATATAATATGCGTCTTAGGTTTATACAGCTCTACAACAAGAACCTCAAGGGCCGGGAAGGTGGGGAAGTCGGGGGATTAGACCGCTTTGAGTTTATAGACAAATACCAAATCCTTATAAGAGAGATGAACAAGAGGAATCTCACCCACCACACTACAACTGACCTGGACGTTGAAGCGTTTAGAAAAGCCATGACTGGAATTGACATTAAAAGCATAGGAGACCAGGTAATAGTAAATGATTATATTTCTATCGGGGGGTCGTTTGTCAAGAGGCCTAGAGAAGCTAATGACCTAGATATCATAATCCGGGAATATGCAAGAAATAGAGACGAAGGTCTTGAGCTTAAAATAGGGAGAGCTTTAAAAAGGCAAATAAAGAAAGACTTGCATTTTGTATACGCACCTCGTGGGCCCCATAGCACTTATATTCCTGTCTTTGATTTGGTGGCCCGGGCTAAACCTAATCTTAAAAGAGTCTATGTTAAGGAAAGCGTACAGGCCAAGCTTAAAAGAGCAGCGGATTACTACGAAGGGCTTGAGAGCTGGGACGTAGGCCTTCTTTGTGACAATGCCCATGTGCTTGAGAGTCTAAGCAAAGGCTCGGTCCTGGACATAGGCTGCGGTTCGGGAAAGCTCCTTAAGCTTCTAGAGGGAGATGGGAGAGATGTCCTGGGAGTAGATATAGACAAAACTGCTATTAAAATGGCAAGAGGCAAGAAGCTCGATATCAAAGAACATGACCTAGACAAAGGAATCCCTTTTGAAGATAATTCATTTGACAATGTGACAGCAGTCCATGTGCTGGAACACGTAACCGATCCAAAGTCTTTGGCTAAAGAAATGGAGAGAGTGGCTAGGAAAAAAGCCATAGTCATAGTGCCTTTGGGCGAAAGACAAGACCCAACCCACAAACATGAGTATAAGAATCTAACTGAATTTAGAAAGATTCTAAGCAAGGGTTGGTCATCTCAGCTTATAAAATCCTCAAATACAGTGCTAGCTGTGATGACAAAGGTAAAAAAGGA